GCCGGAACCGATCATCCGCGCAAACTGCAGGAACTGGATGCCGTAGCGGGTCATGTTCCAGAATCCGCCATCCGTGAGGGTGACGGCACCGGTGTCATAGCTGACAGACACTTTATCGACCGCCTTCGCCGATGTCGCACCGGTGACATCGCCCGGCGTATTGCCGTCGGCAACGTCTTCCGTGGCCTGAGCAGCAAGCACCATGTGATGGCAGGCGAAGAGCTCCTGTCCAAGCACCCACCATGCACCCCACCGATCCTCTGGCAGGGTCACGGCGGCGACGCCCAGCCACATATTGACCGATGAGTCCGGGTACACGGTTTGATCCGTGAATTCCGGGAAGTCAGTACGTAGCTGGGAGGCGGGAACGGTCATGCTCAACTCTTCTTGGCGGCAGCGTCTGCCTTCGCCTTGGCGGCAGCGGCGTCCTTCTCTTCGGCCTCCATCTTAGCCAGTTCGGCAGCGTCTGCCTCGGCCTGGGCTTCGGCATCCGTCTGCGTCACACCCTTGGGCACCGGCGCGGAGTGGGCATCCGTGTACCAGTGCCCCGCAACGTCCTCTTCCAGGCGCTGGATACCGGCCTCGACCTTCTCAAGCACCAACTGACCATCGCGCACGATGGTCAGGGTGAAGGCCTTCACGATGTTGACGAGTTTCGTGGCCATCAGATGCCGTCCACGTAGCTGATCGTTTCGGGGTACACCACTTCAACGACGCCGAGTCGGCCGAAGTAGGTGGTGAGCTGGTGGATGCCACGGTATTCCAGCGGGGTGCGCTGCAGGGGAACCAGCGGGAAGCGGACCAAGTTGCGGTCGTTGGTGTACGCCGCCATGCGGTCCTTGCCCGCGGCGCCGCGACCGGTGAGCCACTTCAGCGGCTGGACGTCCAGCGGCCGGCCATTGATGCTGTTGCAGATGGAGTTGTTCTTGATGAACTCCAGGATGCTGATGTTGCCAGCCGAGCTGATCAGCGTGCTGACCAGGTAGGAGAACTTCAGCGGGGGCAGCAACAGCTTGTCGGGGCAGCGCGCGAAGCCGGAAGCCGCCCAGTTGGCCTGGAGCATGGTGTTCACGTCGGCCAGGATCTGTGCCGGCGTGGTGGTGCCATTGGTCCAGTTGCCCGTCACGGCATTGGTCACCGAGACACCGGCGTTGTTGCACAGGCCGGTGAAGCCCAGCGTGCCGTCACCGATGTACACCTGCTCATCGATGTCCATGTTGTACTTGAGCTGCATGCCCTCGTACTTCTGCTGGTCGACCGGCCGGCCCAGCTTCTGTGCCGACTCCAGTTCCGGAATCGTCCAGCCCAGCTGCATGCCCCACAGGGTCAGCGGATTCGGCGTCTTGCCGATGTCCAGCTGGATGTTGGTGATGGCATTGGCGTCCTTGCCGATCCATGCCTTGCCGTTCGGCGACGCACCGCCGGCGGCGGCGAAGGTGGAGTTCGTGAAGCTCGACACCTCATCGGTGATCGAGACGTCTTCGCGCAGCTGGATGTCGCGGCCCCAAGTCACAGCCGCGAGCGGCATGTGCAGGGTCTGGTCGAGGCGCTCCAGCTCGCCGATCAGGAACGAGCCCGAGCTGTCGATGGTGGCCGCGTCGAAGGTCATCAGACCGTCGCGCGTGTAGGCGCGCTTCACCGAGCGCGGCAGAATCAGTTCTTTCATGGTGTTCGGTCTCCGAATCGCGCCCACAAAAAAACCGCCTCTCGGCGGTCTCAGTGCGTGGCAGCTTGTGGGTGGGATCAGATGTTGTAGGCGATCTCGACGTTGCCCGAGGCGTCCGCCGCACCCATGAAGGTGCAGTTGGCGACGACGATGGTGTTGGTGCTGTCCGCGGCGGCTTCGATGCCACCGATGGGCTTGCCGGCACCAGGCGTAGCCACGCGGACGTAGACCGTGCCGTAGAGCGCGGCGGTGCCGGCGTTGAGCTGCACGGTGGCGTAGCCACGGCGCAGGACGTTGGCCGGGCCACTGGTCGGCGGGACAGCCGTGCCGAGGCCTTCCTGGCTGGAGTTCGCCGGGAACGGCTTCACCAGCATGCCATAGATGGCCGTTGCAGCATCACCGGCGCCAACCGGCTGCAGCTTGCCGGACACGATCTTGCCGAACAGGCCGAAGCCAACGAACGGCGCGGTCGAATCGAACGGGACCGTCTCGATGGTCTTGTTCTCTTCGCGGGACACCATGCCGGGAATGCCCGACGGCATGCGATACAGGAAAGAGGTCATGGTCGGATATTCCTCAGCGCTTGTTGTAGAACTCGCGGTTGCGAGTGTTGATGTCGGACACGGACGTCTGACGTCCGAAATCCTTGGTTGAGAGGGCGGCCTTGTGCGTACCGTCGTTGTTCTTGGCGCGCATCAGGTGGGCGGCGGTGAAGAACGCGGCGTTCAGGACGGGCAGCGGCAGCTTGCCGAAGTCGGCGGCATAGCCGCCCAGGAAGGGCGTGATCGCCTCGCGGCCGGCGTCGGTCGCATAGGCAGCGTCCAGGGCCTTACGCTGGCACTTGCACAGGGCGAGCGCGCGCTGGGCGTCGGTGGTCTTCGCGTCGAAGGTCGGCAGCTTGGTGCCCGGGGCGAGGATCTCGGCCATGGCCGGAATGTGCTTTGCGCTGTCGCCCGTGTAGAGCTTCACGCCAGCGTCGCTCAGCTTGCCGGCGGTCTCAGCGCTGAGGACGGTGTCCATAGTGCCATCCGGGTCTTCCTCTTCTCCCTCATCCTCGACCTTCTTCTTCAGCTCCTTGATGTCTTCATCCATGGCATTGAGCTTGTCGAGAACCTTTTTGAGGCTGTCCTCGGTCTTGGTTTCCTTCTCCTTCTTCTCGCGCGCCTCGCGCTCTTCCTCGGACTCGTCTTCGTCCTTGACCTCGGAGGCGATCTTCTCGACCTCCTTCTCGTCACCGGTCTTGAATGCCGCCATCATGCGGTCCTTCCACGACTTCTTCTTCAGTACGGGCATGTCTTGATCTCCGATTGCGCACCGCGGGCCGCAACGGCCTCGTTCAACCAGTGCGACGTGGTTGCCTAGGATGTTGCGCTGTGCCGCGCGCCCCGGTTGCTGCTGTTCGTAGTCGGCTTCGTAGCCGTTGCTCACTTCTTCGATGCCGTCCTTCTGGATGGCGTCGATAGCCCTGCGATCGGTGATCAACAGGTCGGCGAACATGAGGTCGTCCTCGATGCCCGCGCCGCGTCGCACGTTGGACATGGTTCCGACGGCGTGCTGCTTAATGTTGTCCGGCGTGACGAATTCGTCCGGATGGCCCAGGGTGACGGGCTTACCTTCGAAGCTGGCGATGGTCTCCGGCCGGAACAGATCTTCCGGGCCGCGCGATACGCGGATCAGCTTGTCCGGACCACCTAGAATGGCCTCGCCGTCATCACCGGCGATCTCTCCCTCGGCGTAGAGCATCTCGCCTGTGCGCGCCACCGGCACATCCAGGCACAGGAGATAACCTTCCGGCGTGAGGGACCGCTTCTGGCCAAGCTTCGCCACGGTGTAGTAGCGCGAATGGCCTGCACCATCGAAATCCGTGGTTTTGCGCGCTTCCTTGTAGGCGATGGCCTCGGCTTGGTCGGGCTCGTGGCCGGCCGCGATCAGCTCCTTGATGTTGGCCTCGATGACGGCCCGGGAGCTGCCTTTCTTCAGTGGCATTGCAGTTCACCGATCCGGATCTTCGTCGCGAGGTTTGCCACGCGCTCGACGTGCGCATCACTGGGTACGAAACCGAACCATGCATTCGCCAGTACAAGCGCGCGCACATACGGCTTCAACCACCAGCGGGTGCGGGCGGTAACGTTGACGGTCGCGATCACCATGGCCTATTCCGGCAGTACAGGTTCCGGGTAACACCGGCAGTTGTAGATCTGCCCGGCGTGCGTGGTGGTTCCATCGGAAAGCGTCGGCGGGGAATCCCACCGGACGAACTTCCCATTCATCTCTTTGTGACTGTGGCGAACGTCGCTGTCGCCAGCGGTGCGCCAGATGTAGCCCTCGGAACCAATGTGCTCCGCGCGCGACTGCGTCAGCGTGGACGCCGTGCGTGCGACCTCGGTCCGCGCGATCAGGTTGGCGCGACTTGCGGCCA